AAGGACCAAGAAAGAACAAAAGCTAGTTTAATTAATGAGGCTATTAAATCCTACCTAACTAAGGATATACATAGTAGACTCAATAGACTATGAACCCCACTATACGATTAGAGTTGCCTTACCCACCCAGCGTTAATAGTTATTGGTTGGCTAATGGACATAGACGTTATATTAGTCCGGCAGGAGTGAAGTTTACTCAAGAGGTATCGCTTATCGTAAAGAACCAAAAACCGAAAACTTTTGGCGACAAGCAAGTAGCCATAAGTGTCATGATTTACCCTAGATCAAAGAGAAGGTTTGATTTAGACAATACCCTAAAAGCTATTTTAGATGCACTTATGAAGGCTGGAATGTACGATGATGATAGCCAGATTGAATATATCGAGATAGCCAGAGGTGAACAAGTAGTCGGTGGAAAAGCCGTTATACATTTATATGATTTTATAGGAGAAGAACATGGCAGATGCGTATGAAGTAAAACCAGGTCAAGGCTCAGTATGGGTTAATGATAGAAAGACAGAGGATTGGCATGCTGATTGGAGAGGTAAAATTTTATTACCCGATGGTAGTGAACATTACATCGACTTATGGGATAATGAAAAAAACGGGAAGGTTTGGCGGGGAATTAAGATTGGTAATCCTGTGGCGAACACCGATTCCGGGACACAGGTACCAGTACAAAATACGAACCAAGCTAGTCAACCTGTGGACAACGTCGGAGAACTTGAGGACGATTTACCCTTTTAATGGCTGAAACTAAAAACAAAAACAAACCTATCCCGTCATTATCGGGATATGGTGGTGTCAGAACACTTCAGCGAAACTTGGAGAAAAGCACGACACTTGCTGCAAATAGAGAGGCTGTCGTGTACAGCCTTCTTTCTATTGCGAACACAAAGATTACTGACTTTATGGAATGGGATAACACAGGCAACGTAAAAGTTAAAGCCAGTGCTGACATTCCTGAGCATGCATTACAAGCAATTAAGTCTATTAAGATTAATCCAGATGGAGACATAGCTATTGAGATGTGGGACAAGGTTGGTATATTACGTATACTCGCTAAAGCATCTGGTCTTCTTAATAACCCAGAAGAATCTGACAAGCCGTCAGTGATTGGAATTAATATAAAGGCCCCAACAACAGTGAACAACGATGAATCCTAAAGGGACACAAGTGGGTGGAAGTCATTACACTAAGATGAAGATACAGCCTATGGAGTTTTCTATGGCTAACAAATTAAACCCAATGCAACATACCATTATTAAATATGTCTCTCGTGTTGACCTTAAAGGCAATGGCGATGAAGATATAGACAAGGCAATACACACACTTCAACTTTGGAAACAATGGAGGAAAGAGCATGGAATTTAAGACTGAGATTGATAACCTTCGAGAAGGGTTTGCAATACACCGCCAGCATAATGATCGAATCATGGTCATTATTGATGCCTTATATACTGAGAACCAAGAGCTAAAACGTATGATGACAATGAAGTTTAAAGATATAGACGATGAGCAATAAAAAAGTACGTAGTCAAAAATCTATGAACGGTCCAGGCATTGACCTAGACTTTAGTAAGTCGCCTATTGTTTATGACTTCTTACAAAGTAATTCTTTTGTTAGAGGTTTAATGGGACCAGTAGGGTCAGGCAAATCTTATGCTTGCGCTGCTGAGGTTATGATGAGAGCAGTTAGACAGAAGCCATCGCCACACGATGGTATTCGTTATACTCGATTTGTTATTGTACGGAACTCATATCCTGAATTAAAAACAACTACCATTAAAACATGGCAAGAGCTTTTCCCGGAAAACACTTTTGGTCCAATGCTCTATACCCCACCCATCACTCACCACATACGTCTCCCTTCTAGAGGAGATGCTGCTGGAATAGACTGTGAGGTTATATTCTTAGCGTTGGATCAACCTAAAGATGTACGTAAACTCTTATCACTTGAATTAACGGGGGCATGGGTAAATGAAGCTAGAGAACTTCCTAAGGCAGTTATTGACGGTCTTACTCACAGGGTGGGTCGCTATCCTACTAAGCGTGACGGTGGTCCTACATGGCATGGAGTATGGATGGACACTAACCCAATGGATGACGACCACTGGTGGTACCGACTCGCAGAAAAAGAAAAGCTCTCAGGAAAGTATCCTTGGGACTTTTTTAAGCAACCCGGCGGTGTGGTCGAAGTCCAGCCTGAAGATTTACCAGATAACCCAGAAGCAAACGACCATATCTTCTCAGGAGGAAGATGGTGGCACTTAAATAGAAAGGCAGAGAATGTATCTAATCTCCCATCAGGATATTATATGCAGATGCTTGGTGGTAAGAATCTTGATTGGATTCGTTGCTACGCAGAAGGTAAATATACCTATGTACAAGAAGGCAGACCTGTGTGGCCTGAATACAATGACCAAATGATGAGCGCTGATGTTGAGTATGACTCAGGGCTACCTATTCATATTGGATTGGATTTTGGTTTAACTCCAGCGGCTGCTATTGGGCAAAGGTTAGGTAATGGACGATGGGTTGTATTGCATGAGATAGTTACTGAAGACATGGGACTAGAAAGATTTGGTCAGCAGTTGTTGGCAGAGCTTAATGCTAAATACCCTAAAGCCCAAGTAATGATATGGGGTGATCCTGCTGGTATGCAAAGGGATGCTATTTATGAAGTAACGGCATTCGATTATCTAAGAACATTAGGGCTGCGGGCGCAACCTACCGCATCGAATAACTTTAAGGTAAGGCGAGAGGGAGCTGCGGCACCGATGCAACGGTTAATTAATGGTAAGCCTGGTTTAATTATTGATAAGTCTTGTAAAAGGTTACGTAAGTCATTAGCAGGAGGTTATCATTTTAAACGGATTGCTATTGGAGCTGGGCATGAACGGTTTAAAGATAGTCCTAATAAAAATGAACACTCACACATTGGCGATGCATTTGGTTATTTAATGTTAGGTGGTGGCGAGCATAAGCGTATGACTAGAAATAGTCTTGCTGCTAACACGCTTATTGTACAAACCATTGCAACGTCAGATTTCGATGTATTCAAGTAATCTTGTAGAAATACTAAAGGCTATGCCCGAGGTAAGAAAGGCTTATTTTTTACCTTTTCACATAGATCATACTAAAAACTTTCAAGGTATCATAGATTATGAAACTAAATCGATTACGCTTGAAGATAGAGTCCGTTATCTGGACATACAGTCTAGAAGCGGTCCTGCTATTACTGCGTTTGTTGGTAATATTCCTGTTGCTGTGTTTGGGTGCGTTATCTTGTGGAATGGTGTTGGTGAGGCGTGGTCTGTCTTTTCAGAGAAAGCTAGACGATATCCAGTCGCTATGACTAAAGGGGCTATTGCATTCTTTGATATCGTAGAGATATTGTTTGTTTTACATAGACTACAAATCACAGTAAAATGTAGTGACAGTCGTGCTGTATCTTGGGCAAAGTATTTGAAGTTTGAGCCTGAGGGTATTATGAAAGGTTACAGCGCAGATAAAGACGATACATACATGATGAGGAGAAATAAGTAATGGGTGGACTAATGGGTGGCGGTAAGCCAGACAATTCAGCAGCAATGGAATCTTTGAGAATACAAAGGGAACAAACAGCTACAGCAAAAAAATCAGCAGAAGAAGAAAAGCGTAAAATGGCAGAAGATTATTCTTCTAAAAAGCGTGCATTGTCTCGTGGCGGAAAGCGTATGCTTTTAGCTGAAGGCAGACTAACTCCTGAAACAGGCCTAGATGAGGAAGATACACTGAAGCCTACCTTAGGCGCTTAGTATGGCCGCTTATGATTATGGCATGGCTTTATCCAGAGGCTTAGTCGCTCCACAAAAAGAACTGCGAGCAGAAATTAAAGCCCTTGCAGGGAAAAGCTTTAAGTCAGAAGATTGGTGGAACAAGCAGCTTGATCGTCAGATTGAGGATGGGATAACTTCAACTAAAACTAAAGAGCAATTCTTAAAGGCAGGGATATTTGGTCGCGCAGATTATTGGGTAGACACACCAACAACTGGCGTTCTAATGAATCCTTACTCTGGGGCAAAGAGGACAGGAGGTATGTTTGGTAATAACCGTCCAGTAACAAGAATGACTGAGTTCCAGGAACAAAAAGATTTAACGGTGGGTCAATTAAAAGCGATTCAAACTCAATCTGAAGATAGTGCTGCTAAAGTAAAACGAGAAGCAAGACTATCTAAAAACAAACCAACAAGAGGTATGCGTGGTTCTGGCGGTCTTTTAGGTAAGTCAAAAGAAAAAGATTTTGGATTAAGTTCAGGGGTAAAAGGATTAGGCTCGGTAGGTCTTGGTATTAATAAACTAAAATTAGGATAAGTTATGGATGATGATGCAATGAGTAATGTTGAGATAGATAAGAAGACTGGCAAGCCAACTAAGGCAGCAATGAAGAGGGCGTTTGAAGAAGACAAAGAATTGTTTATGGACTTGCAAGAGAAGTATTTTACTACGAAAGGAACCATGGGTGACAGTTCACTTTTAGACCAGATAAAAAAACTCATGAAAAAAGATAAAAAGGGATAAGTATGGCAACGATGATGAGACTTAATGCCCAAGAGGTATTACAACGACACGAAAAAGCTTTAACAAAAAAGGAAGAGTTTAGAAGCCTTTACGATGAAGCCTATGAGTTTGCCTTACCGCAAAGGAATCTGTATGACGGTTACTATGATGGCGGAGTACAAGGTACAAAGAAAATGAATCGTGTGTTTGACTCAACAGCCATAGCCTCTACCCAACGCTTTGCTAATAGAATGCAGTCAGGTATATTCCCTCCTCAAAGGAAGTGGGCTAGACTTGAGCCTGGTTCTGATATACCACAAGACAGACAGGCAGACGCACAAGCAGCGCTTGATCTTTACAACGATAAATTATTTGATACGCTAAAACAATCTAACTTTGACATAGCTATTGGTGAGTTTTTATTAGACTTATCTGTAGGTACAGCAGTTATGATGATACAACCAGGGGATGATATTAGTCCCATTAATTTTATTCCTGTTCCCCAGTTCTTAGTTTCCTTTGAAGAGGGCGCTCATGGACAGGTGGATAATGTCTATAGACGTATGAGGTTAAAGGCAGAATCGGTACAAAGGCAATGGCCTGATGCGGACATTCCACAGGAAATGAAAAACCTTATTATACAAAAGCCTACTGAAGAGCTTGAATTAATTGAAGCAACTGTTTTCGATCAAACACGTGGAGATTATTGCTATCACGTTATTGACAAGAAAACAAAGATAGAGTTGGTCTATAGAAGAATGGAGCATAGCCCTTGGATTGTTTCTCGTTACGCAAAGATTGCTGGTGAGACTTATGGTCGTGGACCTCTCATTACAGCGTTACCAGATATTAAAACACTAAACAAAACATTAGAGTTAGTGTTAAAGAATGCTTCATTATCTATTAGTGGTGTATATACTGCTGCGGATGATGGTGTACTTAATCCTAATACAGTAAGAATTATGCCTGGAGCTATTATTCCTGTAGCAAGAAACGGTGGACCACAAGGTGAATCACTCAAACCATTACCAAGAGCTGGAGACTTTAATGTTTCTCAGATTGTAATGGATGACTTACGTAAAAACATTAAACGTATTTTGTTAGACGAGTCATTACCTCCAGACAATATGTCTGCTAGGTCTGCAACAGAAGTAGTAGAAAGAATGAAAGAATTATCTCAGAACTTAGGCTCTGCATTTGGTAGGCTGATTAATGAGACTATGATTCCTGTAGTTAGCCGTATGTTACAAGTGATGGATGAAAAAGGATTAATTACTTTACCACTTAAAGTTAATGGTCTTGAAATTAAAATCTCACCAGTCTCTCCACTTGCTATGGCACAGAACATGGAAGAAGTACAGAACGTATTACAGTATGCACAGATTGCTCAAGGGGCTGGACCTGAAGGAGCTATGAGTATTAAAGTGGATGAGATGATGGATTATATTGCAGAAAAATTAGCGGTACCACAAAGGCTTAGACCTACACCTCAAGAGCGCATGATAATAAAACAACAAATGCAACAACAAGCGCAACAACAACAAATGATGCAAATGGCTCAAGAGAATCCTGAAGCAGTAGCTCAGGTTGCTGAAGCTGTTACACAACAACAAGGATAGATTATGGCAGGATGGGATGATTTAGAACAAGCGTTACCTCTTGATGTAAGAGATGTTAAACAACAAAGAAATGAAACAGACCAATTATTCTTAAGGGTATTTGGAACTGTAGACGGAAAAAACTTGATGGAATGGCTTAACCAGACTGTCTTGGAGCAACCCGTTGCTTTGCCGGGAAGCGATCCTAGTTATGCGTTTTATCGAGAAGGTCAAAATTCAATAGTTAGGGACATACAAGCAAGGATAATTAGAGCAAGGAAGTTATAACATGGAAGAAGCAATCGAGCCTAGTACGACTGAAGAAACTCAAACTGAGGAAATTCAAGAAGACACTGGCCTACTCGACAATGCAACACCAGAAGAGGAAGCTATTGATAAACCAGAAGAAATTATTGACCATCGTGATCCAGAAGAGGTTAAAGCCTCTGGAGAGCAAGCAGATGATCCGTTAGAAAGACCAGAGTATTGGCCTGAAAACTTTTGGAAAGCAGAGGAATCTATCCCTGATTTAGAGGGTATAGCTAAATCTTGGAAAGACTTAAGAAAGCAAATCTCACAAGGAACACACAAAGCACCAAAAGATGGTAAGTATGATACATCAGCATTTGGTGAGACTCCAGATGATGATCCAGTAAGGCAACACGTTGTGAGTTGGGCAAAAGAAAATGGTATTAGCCAGGCGGGACTAGACTCATTAGTCAGTGAGGTGGTTGGTATGAATCAAAATGCTGCACAAGCTTATCAGGTAAATCTTGCTGATGAGAAAAAACAGTTAGGACCAAATGCTGATGCTAGAATTAATGGCATGGTTAAGTGGGCCTCTGGATTAGTTCAGAAAGGTGTATGGGGTAAAGATGACTTTGAAGAATTTAAAGTTATGGGTGGTACAGCTAAAGGTATTGCTGCATTAGAAAAAATAAGGTCTTCTTATGAAGGTCGTATTCCTACTGAGTCAGCTCCTGTAGATGGCGCACCATCGAAAGATGAGTTATATCAAATGGTAGGGGATCCTAAATATCAAACAGATCCTGTCTTCCGAGCTAAGGTAGAAAGAGCATTCGCTCAAAACTTTAGTTAATTCTATTGCGTAAGTCTTAATTTTACTGTACATTATAGTTAAGGCTTATTGCATTCTTCTGTAATGCAACCCTTTAACGCAAGTAACCTTGTCGAATGGCTATCGTAAGTAGCAAGCGCAGGCCCAGTTCTCTGGCATACCACAGCGATTAATGTATTTTTATTATTAATTTCTAAGGAGAAATAACATGGCTATTGGATTATCTAATGCTTATGTAACCCTCTTTGATGCCGAAGTTAAACAGGCGTACCAAGGCAAAGCTGCCTTAGTAGGTGCTACTAGACAAAGACGCGGCGTTGAAGGCAATTTAGTTAAATTCCCGAAAGTTGGGAAAGGCGTAGCAACTCTACGTGTACCACAAACAGACGTAACACCACTTAATGTTGACTTTTCACAGGTCACCGGAACTATGGAAGATTGGAATGCTGCAGAGTATTCTGACATTTTCATGCAAGCAAAAGTTAATTTTGAAGAAAGATCAGAGCTAGTTCAAGTAGTAGCGAGCGCTATTGGTCGTAGACAAGATCAACTTATTCTTGATGCACTTCTAGCAGGTAAAGGCTCTACTATTGCTGCTGGCGGTACAGACTTAACAGTTGCTAAACTTCGCGCTGCTAAGAAAACATTGGATGCAAATAACGTTCCAGCTGAAAACAGACATATTGTTCTTCATGCTAACAACTTATCATCCTTACTTGCAGAAACAGCAGTAACTTCTGCTGACTTCAATACAGTTCGTGCTTTAGTATCTGGTGAGCTTAATACATTTTTAGGCTTTACTTTCCATACTATGGGTACTCGTGCTGAAGGTGGCGTTTCTGTTGATGGCTCTAGCGTTCGTTCTGTACTCGCATTTCATAGAGATGCTATTGGGTATGGCGAAGGCATTGGTCCTAAAACAGAAATCAACTATGTTCCAGAAAAAACATCATTCCTTGTGAATGCTATGTTATCTGCTTGCTCTGTTGCAATTGACGGCGAAGGCATTGTTGAAGTTCTTTCAGATGAATCTTAAATAAGGAGATATAAACATGGCTTACAGTAATGATGGACTAAGCCCAGCTGGCGCTCAAGCAAAAGCTGGTAACGCTCCTCAAATGTGGACATACCAATCAGCAGACGCAATTGCGACTGTGAACACATCGGGGTATTTTAATGACGTATCAAGTTTGCTTAAAGTACATGACTTGATGTACGTTATAGATACAGAAACTCCAACCGCAACATTGGTCGTAGTATTATCCAATGCAGATGGTGTAGTTGATGTATCAGACGGCACTACTGTTTCAGTAGCTGACGCTGACTAAGTAATAGTATTAATGCAGAAGGTGGGGGTTTATACTCTCACCTATTTGCACATTTGGAGAAAGTAAATGGCTTCTGGAGATACATCCCTATCAATATGTTCTGATGCATTATTAATGCTTGGAGCAAGTCCTATATCGTCTTTTACAGAAGGGACAGATGAGGCTAATATATGTAATAGCTTATATCCAGATATTAGAAATAAAACCATAGCAAGTTATCCTTGGTCTTTCTCATTCAAGAAGGTTCAATTAGCTAGGTTAATTACCACACCAACAACAGAATATCAATACGAATATGCACTACCTTCTGACATGATAGGTACACCAAGAGCGGTGTTCATTAGTAGTCAGGCAGGATCAACGCCACAAAGAAACTATAGGTTAATGGGAGGTAAACTATTAACTGACTATACCGAGGTATATGTTGACTACCAATATGCTGTAGAAGAATATGAGATGCCTCATTACTTTGTACAAAATATGAAGTATCAACTAGCATGGCACTTAGCGATGCCTATTACAGACCAAATAGAAAAGACAGACTACTGGAGAACGGTAGCACAAGGAACTCCAGGAGAGAATGGTCGTGGTGGATACATGCGCCAAGCTATGAATATAGATGGACAAGGACAACCAACTAACGGATTTCAGGACTTCTCGTTAATTAGCGTGAGATATTAATGGCTCGTTTTGTTGACATACAAACCAACTTTACTTCAGGCGAGCTAGACCCACTTGTTAGATCAAGAGTGGATATTGACTCTTATAACAATGGACTAGAAACTGCTAGGAATGTGATATGCCAACCGCAAGGTGGTGTTACCCGCAGACCTGGAACTAAATTTATTAATGAATTAGCTGGCACTCCAGCAGATGGGCTTCGCCTAGTTTCTTTTGAGTTTTCAGTTACAGACAGTTATATGCTTTGTTTTACTGACGACACAATGTATGTATATAAAAATAAAGCTTTAGTTCATACAGAAACAGGTACAGGCATTGGAAGTGCTTACTTATCTAATATGTGTTGGACACAATCTGCTGACACATTAATATTAGTGCATGAGGACTTAGCTCCTAGAAAGATAGTTCGTGGCGTATCTGATGCGGATTGGACTGTTAGCACCATAGCATTTGGCTCTATTCCTAATTATGCATTTACATTAGCTATATTTGATACGTCATCTGCTGGAACTTTAACTCCTAGTGAGGTAACTGGTAAAGTTACTCTAACATCAGTTGGCGCTGTATTTGTGGCGGGTCATGTAGGGCAATATATTAATGTAACCCCACAAGGGCGAGCAAGAATTGTTGAGGTAACATCAACTACAGTGGTTAATGTTGTTACTGAGTTTCCATTCTTTGATACGTCAGCAGTTGCTAACGCTGATTGGGAATTAGAAACTGGATATGAAGATGTGTGGTCTGTTGGTAAAGGATGGCCTAGAACAGTTACATTCCATCAAGGGCGACTATATTTTGGTGGTAGTAAGTCAAGACCTTCTACTATATGGGGATCTAAAGTTGGTTTATTTTTTGATTTTGAGCCAGTAGAAGCTTTAGATGATGATGCTGTAGAAGCAACGCTAGATACTAACACCT